GTATATCGTCCTTTCAAAAACGGAATAAGTGTTAATTATAGCAGAGTTTTGTAAAAAGTAAAACTCTCGCCTAAAGTTATTGTTAAGGGTTAGTATTTGCCACTAAGGATATGATTTATCTCTATATGATTTATGTTAACATGTTTTGGTAAACTTGCAACCCATCTTATAGATTCTGCCATATCTTCTGCTGTTATAGCAATATCTCTTTTTTCTGTTTGTGTGTCAATTGTGCCTGGACAAATTTCAGTTATCTTAATTCCATATTGTGGAAACTCTAACCTCATTGTATCTACAAGAGCCATCATTCCTCTTTTAGCATTTGTATAGTTCCCACCCGATCTGTATGGAAACTTACCACCTAAAGAACTTATGAATATAATTGTTGGAGAATCTGATTTTTCCATGCATGGAACAAACAGTTGAGAAAGATACATTGGACCAGAAACATTTATATCGTATGCTCTTCTAAAATTATCCATTGTTTCGTTTATAATACTAGTTGGTCCAGCACCTCCACCTGCGTTGTTTACTAGAAGGTCCAAAGTTACATCTTTATACTTATCATAAAACTTTTTTATTTCATTGGCATTTGTAATGTCCATTTGATAGACTTCTACATTCTCCCCAGCCAATCCTGAGACCTTTGATAAATCTCTTGAGACAGCAATAACTTTATATCCATTTTCAGATAAAAGTTTTACAGTTGCATACCCTACGCCTTTGCTTGCTCCCGTAACTATTGCTGTTTTTTTTATCATAGTGTGTCCCATTTAAAATGTTTTCTATATTTTTCTAAGCCAATCACTGTTGGATCTACCCACCAGTCTTCATGTATTTGTCTAACAACTAATGAGTATCCAAGTGAGTCTAAAATTTCTCTTTGTGCATCACGCATTGCTGTATTTCTCCAGTACATATTTGAATCGTGCTCAAAAGTAATAACTGTAAACCTATATTTGTTTAGTGGAACAGCAATTAGTCCGTGTAAAGTTGTATAGTGATTACCAGCAGGTCGTCCGTCTATTTGATACCCAGCATCAATGTCTACTTGAAGATAATCTATTTGATTTGGAAAGTTATTTTCTTCAAAATATTTGACATAGTTAAACTTTGTTGCGTCACCAAGGATGCAAGGATTTTTTCTATTTTCTGACACCTCTTTGTGTAGTTCTGGAACAATCTCAAATGAAACCCCTGTCCAATCAAACTCATTTTCAAGTCTATAAGTGTTGCTTCCATTTTTAGAATGAGCAGCGCCCAGTTCTACATAATAACCATTTTTTTTATTATCGAGCAAGTCTAAAACAAATTGCTCTTGATCACTAAAATTTTGATGACCCTGTATCACACTAGTGAATCCAGTGTTGTGGGACCATTATCTTTTCGCCACTTTTGACTAAGTGTGCGGTGTGATGGTATGGTGGTGATGGTGGGAATACAATAACACTTCCAGCCTTTGGCTTAACTGCAAAAGTGTAATTTTTAGTTTTTTCTGCTTCTGCAAAGTCTGACGCTGGGCTTGCATTTTTTAAAACTCCGTCTGGAGACGCAATAGTAAAAGAAATTTCTCCACCTTCATAGTCATCATTTAAATACATAACAAAAGAAACTTTTAGTCTTTCGTCTCCTTCTTGCTGGTCAAAGTGTGCACCCATATATGTTCCTGGCTTATACTTTTTAATTGGATATTGTGGAAACAGTTTTGGCTCTTCAGTTATTCCTTGAGCCTTAGCATAATCTCTTGCTACAACATCAAAGGCTTTTTGCAATGTATCATAAATATACTTATTCTTCTCATCTGTATCTACAGTTAAAGCAATAGTTTTGTCTGAACCATAGACATAGTGCTGACCGCTACATGCCATCCACTCACCCCAGGGATCTTTGTTGTCATTTTCAATTGCGTCAACAAGTTTCTTTGGGTCTTCAATTACATTTGTGTAATAGTAAACCTTTTCTTCAAGTATTTCTACATCCATGGTTTTCTCCTAGTATTTGTTATTTTTATAAAAGTCTTTTACTTTTATAAATCCTACTGTGACATATCTAATAGGGCCTTCTCCTACATGCCTTACCCCGTGTTCAAATTCTTCGTTGCCTGGAAAAATGAGCAAGGTTTTTGGCCTTGGCCTTAAGTCTGAATTTTCCTTATTGTGAAAAAACAAAGTTCCAGCCTCATAGTCATCATTAATGTATAGTATAGCAGCATATTTAATTGATGGATCTGTATGTTGGTCTGTATGGGACTTTAACTCAACCCCTGGCTGCATTCTTTGCATAGTTCCAAACCCAGCCAGTTCAAGGTGACTATTGTTTATGTTAATCAAATTTCCAAGTCTTCTTTGAAGAGTTTTACTAATTTCTTCATTTACAATGCTTAAATTCTTATCATCCCAGCCTCTTGTTATTTCATACTTTCCTTCTGCTACCAAATTCTCAACATCGCTTCTTCCAAATTTTTCCATGCAAAATTCTGCAAGACTTCTTCTGTACTCTATAGACCAGTCTTCATTTGGAGTAACTTCAATTATTTTTAAAATAGTCTCTAGTTCTGTGTCTGTTAAAAAATCATAAATAAATAAAACCTGATCGTGAAAAACCTCAGTAGTATATCCAGCATCAGCAAACTCTTTTTCTAAGAATACGTCCATTTATAGTTCTTCCGCTCTATATCTATTGCCGTCAGCATCAAGTTTCCATCCTTGTTTTAACAACTCTTGCCACTCTGCTCTTTCAATTTCTTGTTGTGCTCTTGTTGCCTTCATCTCTTCAGCCCAAGCATCTCTTACTTCTTGTGGGTATGCGTCTTCTTCACGATCATCCCAAAATGAGCCAATGGTATATCTGACTCCGCCAGTTATAAGTGTTACTTCGTGCATGTTGTTGAATCCCCCGTCAAATGCAGCAAGCATTCCAACTTTGGGCTGTATGCTTATGTCTTGATCTGGGAACTGTAATAGACCACCTTCAAAATTATCATTTAGATATAGGAATGCAGCATATCTACTTCTAGTAAATGCACCAGAGTGACCGTGCTCATCTGTGTTGTCAGAATGCTTTCTTGCGTATGCTCCTGGCTCCCACTTTTGTGTGTGGTATCCAATTTGAGAAATTATCTTTGGGTCAAGGTCATGAACACTTGCTACTGCTTCAATTATTCCCTGTTTTATGTCTGAAAAAATAGTAGAAGGAAGTCCTTCCGCAAGCACATGCTCATCATCATCTTGTGGTAATACCGAAGAGTAAGATTCGTAGAATGATATTGGCATCCATGTGATTGTACCAACCTCGGCATGTTTATCTAAAACCTTTACAAGTTTTGCAGCGGTGTCTGCATCTATAAAGTTTTCATAAACAACTATATCTTTAGTTATTCTATTTTTGTTTTCTAGGTTCATGATATCCTTCTTTCTTTTTCAGCACTACCTTTAAGTGGATGGTTTTTTCTAAACTCTTCCATTATCTCTTCTTGCATTTCTTTCCAAACCTCTTTACCAAACTTCTCTTCATTTTTAAACCACTCAGGATCTCCAACAGAATATTTTGTCCAGTACATTCTTGCTAGATATTTTGAATTGTTTTTTATAGGAAAAACTCCGTGCAAGTATATTGAGTTTTCAGACATTAACAAGTCTGGATGCCCAGAAGGGAAAACAAGAATATCTCCAGCCTGTGGCTTATACATATACGCCTCTCCATTTGCTATAAAATCAATTTCTCCGCCCTCATAATCATCGTTAAAGTATATTAGAGCAGTGATTGCAAATTTATGTCCTGGACTTACAATTGGCTGACGAATATAGTCAGTATGATACATCATGGCAAGACTTGAAGTAATGTCTGTTCTATATCTTGCTATTGATGGTCCAGTATAAACCCATTCTTTTATAGATTTGTTGCCTGAATCCAAGACATTTGAAACATTTTTTTCTTCATCAAAATCAACATTGTTTTTTAAAATATAGTCTTTTGTCGCAATATAAAAGTTTTTAAGAATTTCTAAAAGAATCTCTTTATCTTGAATTTCTTTTTCTGTTTTTGCTTCCATATCTTCAACATCTTTAATTTTTAAAACATAGTCATGACCTTTAAATGTTGGAGAAAGATATTCTCCAAAATGTGACCACTTGGTCCATGGACTAAACAGCCCATCAACCCCATCTGAATTTTTTAATACATTGTAGACTTGCTCAATATCTTTAAAAAGATTTTTATAAACAAAAATTTTAGGATAGATTTCAGTTGCTTTAATATTATTTGCAGTCATCGCAATCATGGCTGTCTTTCTCCAGTGTGCTTTGTTATTTCCCAAAAGAATGGACATGTGTATCTTACTCCACTTTTAATTTCTGTTACGCCATGAATATACTCTTTGTCCCCTGGAAAAAAATAAGCAGCACCCTTTTTTGGCTTAAATTGAACACCCTGATTTGGAAAGTACAACTCTCCACCCTCATAGTCGTCATTTAAATAAAATAAACTAGATAGGTCGTAGTTAGGAAAATCATTTGGAGTTCCAGCATCTGGACCTTCGTGCAACTCTTTGTCTGCATGAGGTCTTTGAAATTGTCCAGGTAGCCATTTAACAATAGTAGTTCCAGTAGGAATAACTTCTACCTGATAAAATTTTTCAACTATTGGCTTTAGTCTTTGAAAAAGTCCTGCAACTATTGGAGATATCTTAGGATCATTTTTATCTAAGGTTGGCTGAGTTGCTACTCTATCTTTCCAATAATTTGAGTCGTAAACAACTGTTCCGTTCTCATTTACATGACTTTCTGTTATATCCCAAATTGTTAAAGACTTTGCAGCCTTTTCTAAAAAGTCCATTTCTTCTTGAGTCATAAAGTTTTCTAACTCAACAATCATATCTTTCCCATTGCCAAACCATCCAGATGGTGTTAAAGATGGCTTTCTTTGAACTACTTTATATTCTTCCATACTCATAGTATATCACCGTTAGTATTATCCTTAACTGAAAGTTTTAGTGCCTTTACTTCGTGAGATCCTAGTGAGTCTCCCTTTTCATTTACAGCATTTCTATACCAGTCTGTCCATTCGCCTTTAGAGTTTATCTTTTGTGCTGCCTCACCATATTCCTGGTTTGCTTTTTGTTTAACATTTCCTGGATCTTTATATTCAACAATATCAATAACTGTATTATTTAATTCTGTTAAAGAAATTGGAATAATTGTAGCAATAGGAGTTCCTGATTTAATAACTGTTTCAGTATTTGCCTTTTTTGCTTTTAGTGCTAAAGGCAATGGGTTTGCAAAAAATGATGTGCTAATAAGATTTGACATTGTTTCAAAATTATCATTAAAATAATTAACTGGATTAATAGTTAGGATGCTAACATCTTGGTCAGTTTTAAAAATTAATCCAGTATCCAAACTAATCGTAGACTGACCTCTTCCAGAATACGCTCTCTCTGGCTTAACAATTTTAACATGTTGATCTGTTTGATCATTAACTCCATTCCAAGTAAAAATAATATCTTCCGTGCAAGAAAGGCTCCAGCCAATAACATTTGCTTGTGTGACTGGGAAACACCTATATGCATGATTCTCAGATGTGGCATCCATCCAATCTCTTTTGATTGACATTGGCTGAATATCAAATAAAGAGTCTTGATACTTTTCAACTTTTATATTTAACAATTTACTCTGCCTTATACATTTCTGGAGTGTGATATTTTTTGTTATAATCCAACATTGTAACAATAGAATGTTTAATCCCAGAAGTTACTGGCATTGCTTGATGTGGATACATAAAGGTTGATGGGAAAATAAATAAATCTCCAGCATCTGGCTTTATTTTTAAGTTTTGAACTCTAAAGTACAATTCTCCGCCTTCGTAATCATCATTTGGATATCCAACCAAAGATACTGTGCAGTTGTAAGAAAATCCATGATCGTGATGCTCTTTAAAGTGCTGTCCTGGTCCATACTTAATAAAGTTAAATGCTTCCCAATATTGTAAATTGTTTATGTTGTACATTCTAGAATAATCTTGAACAACTGGTAATTTTACGTCGTAAAGATCCTGCCAAAGAGATTGTAGTTTTAACGATTCTTCACTTTTATCTGCTTCTATATCAGTTTTTTTAAATTTAAAATCTACACAATCTCTATAGTCTGGCATAAGTTGTTGATATCCAACATATGCTGGATGCCAATGATATCTTTTGCCTTCTGGAGACAACTCTCCATATCCAGCAACACTTAATCCTAAAACATCTTCAAGTCTTTTTATAACATCTATATTTTTATTAATTACATTTTTGTAAACAAAAATACCACTTCCAAGATCAACTTTTTCTGTCCATGTTTGCATTATCTGCTCCTGTTTCCTTGATGACCCAACTCATTGATGTCTGTCATTACTACAACACAATATTTTGTTCCTTCTTTCATTGGCAAAGAGGCATGCTCATAAATGTAGTTAGAAGGACAAAGAAGGATGTCTCCTATTTTTGGAGTATGAGTATAGTTGTCCATTCTTGGGAATCTAATTTCTCCGCCTTCATAATCTTCATTAATATAAATTACAGCAGAAACTGTGCAGTTGTAGGCAGGGCCGTGATCAGCATGAATATTAAAGTGAGTTCCTTCTCCCTCATATTTTACAAAGTTAAATGCTTCATAGTATATTACGTTAATTCCCCAGTACCGTGCATAATCGTCAACACAAAATTTTAATTTTTGATAAATCTCTTCATGAAGATCAATTAGTTCAGCGTTGTGTTCGTCTCTTGGTCCTAAGTTTTCTTGCTTATACTTAAAATCTACAGCATCTCTAGCCTTTTTTATTGGGACATCTGAGTTAGTTACTTTTGCTTCTGACCACTTATATTTTCCACTTCCACCTAAATTTGATTCAAGAATTTTAATATATCTTTCAGAATCTTCTTTTGAAAATGTATTTTTATATAAGTTAATTCCTAATGCTGGATTTTCAACCTTAATGCCATTTCCAATATCTCTAGAAGGATATCGGTTTATACTTGTTTCTGATCTATCTTTTGTAAACCAGGGCAGTTCGTTTTCATCATATGTCGTCATTATTCATACTTCCTTCTGCTCCATACTGTGTTTTTATAAACTCCTCCATCAGGAACTCTATAAATTTCAGAATTTTCTTTGTTTCTTGTGTACATGTTCATCGGATTTTCTATTACCACTTCTGATGACCAATCTTCTCTTTTAAAAGGAATAGCCTGTGCAAAAGTAGTTCCAGCCTTAAGAATTCCTGACCAACC